TGCGAGGCTGATCGTAGCCGCTTCGTTATTTCTAATTTTGTTATGAATCCACGCTTTCATGTGTCTCACCTTTAATGACGTTGATTGCGTATGCGTAGTAATTATGGGAATCGTTTCGCTGTTGCAGTCGCTCAAGGATGTCAATGATCTGCTTCTCTTTCTCAGCAGCAACAAGCGCGGCGAAGCGTTCAAACGATTCAAGGTTTGCGCCCGTGTATGAGACTGGGTTAAAACCAGCCTCTCGCGCCATCTTGATTATTTCGTCTGGTGTCATACCAACTGATTGGCTTTCAAGCATCACTTCCAGCCCCTTGATCGCTTGCTCGCGCTCGGTTAGCTCGTCTTGATACGTGAGACTTGTACCGCGCTTTAAGACCTTCAGCGCGAGTTCTATGATTGATCGACTCATTTCAATGCCTCCAATGCGATGTCGCTCAGTTTTTGTTTGTCATGCAGCGCCGCCCAAATGCGCTCGTCGATGGTGTCCTTCGTCATAAGGACGTAGACCCACACGTCGCGCTGCTGGCCGGATCGATGCAGTCGTCCCACGGTCTGTTCGTAAAGCTCAAGAGACCACGGCAAGGACAGAAAGACCATGTGGCAACCGCCGAACTGCAAGTTAAGGCCATGACCGGCTGATTTTGGATGCACTGCCAGAATTGGAATGTTGCCAGCGTTCCATCGTCCAATGGCGTCAGGGTCGTCCAAGCTGGCGAGATGCTTGTATCGTCGTTTGAGTTCACTGAGTTCTTCCTTGTATTCATAGACAATGATTGTGTTGGCGCGTTGATTCTCTTCGATCAACTCATCAAGCGCATCAAACTTATGGGTGCTGAACCAAACTGGCTCAGGTGAGTAAACGAACCCTGATGACATCTGTTGCAACTTCTGCGTGACCACCGCAGCGTTCTGTGCGATCGCTTGCGCGTTATCAAACTGCACAACGAAGTCACGCTTCATCGTCTCGTAAGGCTCGCGCTCTTGCATGTCCACACGCAACTCCACCGTATGACATGGCGGCAGTTTATTTTTGTACACACCAGGCTCTAATACGAAAGTAGCAGGCTTGATGCGCTCCATGACGCGTGTTAGCGCACCAGGCAGCGGCGTCCAATCGTCGAACCCAGCGTAAGTATTAAGACTAAAGTATTGCTGCATGAACGCACCTTTGCTGCGCCCCAGCAATTTCTGATCGATGATCTTGCACTGGCCGAACACGTCTTCAAGACCGTTGCTCGTGAAGCTGCCGGTCAGCCCCCAACGGATCGTGAACCGATCGATGATCTTATGGAGCGCCTTAAAGCGTGCGCCTGATGGGTTCTTAAGTTTTGTAAGCTCATCAAACACAATCCCGTCAAACGCATCTAAGGGCTGCGCTGCGAGCCATTGAAGGTTGTCGTAGTTCGTCACAACTATGTCAGCGTCGCTCTGTAGCGCTGCTATACGGTTGGCAGGTGATCCTGTAGCTGTGGCGAGCGCCAGACCAGGCGACCACTTCACTTGCTCGATGGGCCATACGTCGCGGGCCACACGCAGCGGTGCGATCACAAGCCAACGCGTGACGTAACCTTCTAAGATCATACCTTCCATCGCCTTGAGCGTGATCGCAGTCTTGCCAGCCCCTACGGGCGCTAGCACCATGGCACGATCGTTCTCGAACAGAAAGTCTACGGCTTCATCTTGGTAAGGGCGCAGTTTCATGTAAATCTCTTACTGAGCAACCATGCCCACATCGCGCCGCCTGCTACTTTGGCGACAAATTGCATAACAACTATATGAGGCATTAACACCCCAAAAGCGATAGTGGGAAATAACAGACTATCTATAGCAGCACCTGCTATGTTTGAACCATTTGCGCGGAACATCCACGACCCACGTAAACGAGCAAACGTACCCCAATCAACAAGTGCAGCCGAAGTGAACGCGCAAGCAGATGCAATGGCTATCTGACCAGCAGCAGGATTAAATAAATAAGTAAGCACGCCAGTAGCAGCAATAAGTGCGCCCATTTGCCAAATTTTTAGCCGCACATGCAACCAATCACGTAATGCTAAATCTAAACCAATAAGAAAAAACGCATTAATAGGTGAGATAGCAGGACCGAAAGTTGCGACACTTAAATTAGCAAGTGTCATAGCGACGCCATAAGTAACAATCGCAAAAGAAAGGTTCATGTTGAATCCTTGAATTTGTAAGTTGCGGGTGAATTAAAAGTTTCGATGCGTAGCCGCATAACTTGTGCGCGGGCTTCTTTAGTAGGAGGTAGATAGTTACCCCGCGCCCAATGTTTATCAATCCCAACGTTACGACCAATATTGGTTGAATCTGCGCTAGAAAATGGCAGGCGCGTAAACACTTTTGGGTTAAGCATCCGAAGACCATGTAATTTAACTAAGGGGCGTCCTTTACAGTCACAAACTACTTTCATTGCTTCGTCAATTCGATTCCACCACACGTCATTTCCTACCGTAGCGTATTGACCGCTACTTCCAACACAAATTCGTGGGTATGCAATAGCTAACTGTTCTAGCCTATGGAGAGATTCGTGCATGTGCCAGACAGGAGCACCAAAAACTGCGCCTAAAGGCCATTCATCTAACAGTGCGTCATTAGCTTTTTCATCGCCGTCAATTACGTCAGGAATGACTGCAAAATCACACGACGGTATGCGTCGGCATTGTTCTGCCCAATCGTAAAATGAGCGCCAGTTCTGTACAGGACGTCCGCTTTTCCACGCAGAAAATGCACCATTGTCAATAGCAAAAGATTGGCATACTTCAACAGCTAGTCCTAATTGATCCGCATGGGCATAACTTACAAAAGCATGTCCTGCGTCCACGGCTTTAGCAGCTGCCGTTTGGGGGGTTATGGGAAGTCCGTGGTAATGAATCACATCAGTTCCTTAACCCACGCGTCAACTTGTTCTTTAGACCACAGACAGACGTAGCGCTGTCTAAGGCGAACCATGTCGTCTTCAAACACCTGCTGGAGTGGCGACAGACGGCCACCAGGTGCTTTTAGTTCTACGAACCATACGACACCATTGGGTAGGCAGACCACGCGGTCAGCAACGCCACGGTGAGCAGGGCTTACAAACTTGTAAGCAATGCCGCCCATCTCTTTAACGCGCTTGACGAGGTGCGCTTCAATATTTTTTTCTAGCATGGCCGCATCATACCCTGTCAAAAACTATTTGACAAGTTTTTAAGATGTGCTACAGTGAAGTCTCAATCAACTCAAGGACAGTCAAATGGAACTTAAAATTACGATGGACGAAGCCAAGAAAATCTTGTTGGAGTGGGCGCAGGCCAAGTTTGGCGACGCGTTCAACACCGTGTCTGAAGGTGGCTACAGCTACAACAAAGACTTTACCTTCATCAAAGTCGAGGCCAACGATGAGGCACAGTAATATTGTCGGCGGCTCGACCGCCAAGCGCGTCATCAACTGCCCTGGCAGTGTGCCGTTGGTGCAGCAAATGCCACCGCAGGTTGAGAGCAAGTACGCCGCAGAAGGTACGCTACTGCACGCCTGCATGGAGGAGTTGCTGACCGACGCGATCGTTGATGATGTGGCCGTCAAGCATAACTTGAACGATGACCAGATCGACAAGTTGCACTTTTGTATTGGTGCGCTTGATCAGATCGACCCTAACCAGACCATGCAGTTTGCTCAAGAAGTGCAAGTTGAGTTTGATGGTGTTAAAGGTCTCGAAGGCGTCTTCGGTAACGTTGATCTGATCGGACGCATAGGCGGCACGGTTGTGATCCTTGATTGGAAGTTTGGTGATGGCGTCATCGTCAACGCTGAAGAGAACTATCAAGGGTTGTTCTACGCTGCTGCTGCGATGGCGACTAAAAAACTATCGTGGGTGTTTTACGGTGCAACGGAAATCGAGATCATCATCGTTCAGCCGCCCGCGATGCGACGCTGGGTGACGACGTTTGAGCGCGTTGCGGCCTTCCAAGCAGAACTGCAAACCGCTGTGACGCTAGCAAGCAAACCCAACGCACCGCTTGCGATTGGCGATTGGTGCCGCTGGTGTACAGCAAAGCCGATCTGCCCTCAGATGACCGGCGAGATCGACCGCGTGGTGCATCTGAAACTCGATGCGCTTGCACCTGAAGATTTAACGCGTGCGCTCGATCTGGCTGACAAGCTAGAGTCATTTATCAACGATGCGCGTCGGTTGGCCTTTGAGCGGCTTGAGAAAAATATGCCCGTGCCTGGGTATAAATTGGTAAGTAAGCGTGCAACGCGTCAGTGGGCCGATGAGTCTAAGGCGTCTGCTGCGCTTGCAGGTCTTGGTGTCAGTCAGAATGAGTTGTATAAGAAGGAATTGATTAGCCCTGCTCAAGCTGAGAAGGTGCTAAAAAAGAGCAAGCTAGCACTGCCCGACGATCTTGTCGTGGCGGTGTCGAGCGGCAGCACGTTAGCGCCGGAGAGCGATCCTCGGCCTGCCGTGCTCAACGTGGGTGTGCACTTAACTGCTGCCCTATCTAAACTTCAGTAAGGAAATCGTGATGTCAAACTTAGTAACGTTCAGTCAAGCAAACCTTCCGTCTGTAGCAAGTCTATCGACCGCGCTACGCACACTCGAAAAAGATGTCGTATCGGGTGTTGTCATTCTCAAGATGGATAAGACCGGCCATTGGGTCTTTGGTGCAGACCAGACCGAGATCGAAGAAGGCTCAACATGGGCCGTCAATCCTTTCTCGTTCGTCCACGGCTATATTGCTTGGGGCGATGGTGAGGTCTTATCCGAGAAGATGGTGTCGGTGTCGCAGCCGTTGCCAGAAACGAACGTCGCCCCACCAGGGGCTAAGAAGGGCTGGGAAGCCCAAGTCGGAATGTCGCTCAAGTGTCTCTCAGGCGACGATGAAGGCATGGAAGCCCGCTACACCACCACGTCCGTTGGTGGTAAGCGCAGCGTACAGACGCTCGCGCTAGCGATCGCCGCGCAGGTTGAGAAGGATCAAACCAAACCTGTGCCGATCGTGAGACTTAAGAAGGACCACTACACGCACAAGTCTTATGGCAAGATATTTACGCCGGTTTTTGAGATTGTGGAGTGGGTAAGCATGGACGGCAAAACGAAAGATGTTGACGCACCTGAAGAGGTGAACGCGCCTGAAGAAGCTACCCCTGCTGCTGAAGATGCGCCGCGTCGTCGTCGTCGCGTAGCTTAATTTGCTTTGAAGGCCACGGTAGCGATACTGTGGCCTTTTTCTTTCTGGAGAGATACATGGATCACCCCTATGAAACGATTGCACACCTTATCAAGGAATATAAGAATCTATGCGACATGTGTGATTCGGTTGGTGCGCTTGAGTGCGCGATGCGGATCAGGCGTGCCGCTTCGGAGCTTGTTGTGTTGGCTGCACAAAATGCTGAACCGACGTTGGGTCAGTAGATGAGTGTCCTGTGGGTTGACTTTGAGACTCGCAGCCGCTGTGACCTAACGACCAAAGGCGTTTACAACTACGCGCAAGACGCAAGCACGGACGTGCTGTGCATGTCCTACGCGTTTGATGATGAGGACGTTGTGACGTGGACGCCTGCGTTACCCTTTCCTGAGCGCGTGCGCCAGCACACCGGCCAGATACGCGCTCATAACGCAGCGTTTGAGCGTCTGATCTTCTGGTACGTGCTGCACATCAACTACGACCTTGAGCAGTTCTACTGCACGGCTACCCAAGCGAGGGCTAACTGTGCGCCTGGTTCGCTTGAGGACGTAGGACGGTTTGCGAGCGCTGACATGCGTAAGGACTACCGTGGCTCGCAACTGATCAGGCGGCTATGTTTGCCGCAGGCAGACGGCAATTTTTACCGCGACGAGGCATTATTTGCCGAGTTGGTGTCGTATTGCGAGCAAGACGTGAGGGCCATGCGTGCCATTTCCACGGCTATGCGCGATCTGTCGGCTGAAGAGCTTGCTGACTACCATGTGAATGAGCGCATCAACGATCGTGGCGTGCTGGTCGATGTGGCGCTGTGCAAGGCAGCGGTGCAGTACGCAAGCGATGAACTGGTCGAGATCGAGCAGATCGTGGCTGACGTGACGCAGGGCGCGATTGCGAGCGTGCGTAGTCCTAAGATGAAGCAGTGGGTCATGGACCGCGTAGGACCGCAGGCGCTGGCGCTCATGGCGTCTTATAAGGACGGTGAGAAGAAGTATTCGATCGATAAGACCGTGCGGGCTAACTTGCTTGCGATGGACGATCCTGAGCAGGTGCCACCTGATGTCGCAGAAGTGATCCAGTGCGCTGACGATCTGTGGGCGTCGTCAGTTGCGAAGTTCAGTCGCCTAGCTGCGCTGGCTGATGATGAGGATCATCGGGTGCGTGGTGCGTTTGTGTTTGCTGGTGGGTCGGCCACGGGTCGTGCGTCATCCTACGGCGCTCAGGTACATAACTTCACACGCAAGTGTGCTGACGATCCTGAAGCTGTCCGTACCGCGATGGTGCGCGGCCACAAGATCGTGCCGACCTACGGGCGACGCGTCACAGACGTGCTTAAAGGGATGCTGCGGCCTGCGCTGACACCTGCGCCTGGGCATGTGCTCATCGTAGCGGATTGGGCGGCGATCGAGGCGCGGATGAACCCGTGGCTGTCAGCGCACGCTACGTCTGAGGCTAAGTTGGACTTGTTTCGCACGGGCGCAGACATCTACAAACACAATGCGAGCCGGACGTTTAACGTGCCTGTTGACGCGATCGATAAAGAGCAACGACAGATCGGCAAGGTCCAAGAATTAGCCTGTGGTTACGGTGGTGGTGTCGGTGCGTTCGCCTCGATGGGGCGCATCTATGGCGTTAACTTACCAGAAGCTGACAGCAGGCGCATGGTGGACGCGTGGCGACGCGCTAA